GGGACAATGATGTCATCCCCGTAGACACGCACCCTGTCAAAGAAGGATATAACATCCTTCTTGACCAGTGGACGGCCTAGCGCCTGCTCAATCCCACAGAAGATCACTGTCGCAAAGACCAGTGCTTCCATTGGAAAGCAGAGCGCTGAACCCATGGACGCGAACTTGGAGAGTCTAACGGTACTAATCGTACCATCTCTCCGAGGCACATCAGCCTTCCGGCTCCTTGTTGCATCCACCGCTAGCCGAAGCCAACGATGATTTGACAACAGGAGACGTACATGCTGATTGGAGACCCTATCCGAAGCCTCACTGAGATCCAGTGTGGCGAGAGTTCCAGTGATGGAACCCTCTCGCGCGGACCATTGGTTTGGTTCCTGCGATTCGAACTGGATGAAATGGCGTGGGTTGTCATGACCCGCCATCTCTTGCATCACCATCGAGAGAACCCCCTGCTGCATGTATTGCATACAGGTGGGTTCGACGGCGATGATCCGAGGAGTCTTCAGCGTCTTGGGGACGGCGATAACCTTTACGGCTATCTCATCCCCAGGTTCGAGGATCCGAACAACGTCCGTCCTATCAAGGAAGGACTCAGATGGAATGAGGTTCTCCCAGTGTGGGAAAACCTCCTCCAGCCTAGTGGTCCACGTGGACTGATCATACTTCGCGTTTCCGCGAAGTTTATCAGCCGTGGCCCCTGGGCCATGCTTGGGCATCACTCCCTCGTTGTAGATTCGAGAATCTACAGACGAAAGGAAATCTGCCCAAAGCAGTCTGCCGATCCGGGCGAAACGATCGAGCCGGTCTGGTTCAGATCGTAGCCTGTAATCGGATTGCTTCAGATCCTGCTCACACTCCAGGAACTTGTCGACAGCCCGCCAAGTGCGGTCTGCAGAGCACTCAAGTTCAATCTTGCCGAACATCAGAGTTATCTGACGCACGGCTCGAATCGCCTGAATGCTAGGTTCCTGGAGAAGACATCCACTGTCGCGGTCGAAGATAAGCTCGAGGAAACCTCCGAGGAATCGGGGGAGACCTCCATGCCGCCGAAATCCGGCGAACATGTCTGGAGCGACGAACTCCTGGGCTAGGCCTTTTTCGAGGTCAGCACAGAAGTCCGGCAGGGTGATCGTGAGAAACGAGAACCCCTCCTCTTCGACGCGCCGCGCGATCGTTTTCCAATCGCGTGTGGTGCTAGTGCCGCATCTGGTGCCCAAATCAATGAGCACCAATTGTGCGAGCGTGATCGGGCTTTTCACTTGCTCCTCCTATAGAAGGGGGTAGCGAGATCCTCAGCCAGGTCGTTTCACACAGGTTAGAACCAGATCCGTCCCATCACCCTGACGAAGTTGATCAGGGCGAATAGGATGTGAAGGAATCTTAACCTCCACATCCAAGGACGAATCAGTTTTCACCCCCCAGTAGCTGGGTGACCCTTGCACCAGACGAAGCCGCGAGGTATGCCGAAAGGGCATCCACGAGGTACTTCTGCTCTGTGACCGTGAACCCGTTCACCGGAGTGTCGACCACCACGTAACAACGCATGGTGTTTCGAACATTCGATGACGGGACCAGAGGGTCAGCAGAGATCTTCGACTGGGTCAGTCCAATCGTCCGGCGTGTCCGCTTCCCGTAGGAATTGGACACGTCGAGCCGCACGGTGCCATCACTGGTAGCAAAACCACCAGAGTTGACACCGCTGCTAACTCGCGGAAGCGAGGTCGCAACGGTATTGATTGTGACTGACTGTGGGTCTGTGTAAGACATGGCAACGCTCTCTGTTGAAGTTCGACAGGGTCAGGTTGACCCCACCGGGTGGCATGGACAAGAAGTCCGCCACACCTACAAATCCTCAGTTGAGGAATTTGTAGTTGCCACCTGGGGACTTGGTTAGCCCCAAAGCGGCGAGGATGGCTAGACGCACAGGTGAAAGATTCTGTGCGTCGACGCCAAAACCGTACGGTGTAGCTCGTGTCCTACGCTTCCGCGAAGCGGATTTATAGGTCACGACTGAGGTCGGGGCATATGTAACCCCGGGCTGGCGGATTAAACCAGTCACGGACTCAATACGTGTTGCAGATTGCTTGTGCATCACGTACCCGTACCTCAACACCAGCTTGTCCTCACTGAACGCATCGACATTGGAGAAAAACGTTCCAATGTCGCTGTGCCAGTCGACAAGCCAGGACCATGGCGTGAGTTCCCAGATGACACTGGCCGTAAGGTCAGTGCCGAGTAGCCTGTTGGCTAGTCTCTCCCAGTTCCCCAAACGACCCAAGAAATGATGGGCATCGTTGAGGTAATACTGGAATGCACCTGTGAACCACGTCTCAGAATGGAAGCTGTCCTCTATTACACATGGAGGACGATTCGCATAGAACCATGAGTAAGGCTGGAGATTCCAGAATATCGGCATGTTCAAATCGCCGTTGTCCTGGGACCCAACGCGCTCATAGTGCGAGCTTCCACTGAGCTCAGCTCCACGTCGGACAACTCGTCCGGCATCTCTCTGAAATTGACGCACTATTGAAGCTGCGTCAAGGACAGAGCGAGCAAATTTCTGCAAGTCGCTTCGAAACGGCTTGATGCCAAATTCTACATTCAGGTACTCTCCACCAAGACTCTTGGCGGATTTGGCCTGAGCGAGAAGTTG